GCAGATTCTAACTCTCATAAAAAAAAGACCCGACTTTTTATTTTGCGAACGCTTCGAATTTACCATACTCGCGACGGCTTGCGGCGAAGTTGGTTCGATCGAGTGCTATTGCACGTCGCGCAAGAGGCCCGGAGATTAGTCGGCTCATATTTTGAGCCGCCGTAGGCGAGCGGGACTATGTGATCGACTTGAGTAGCTACGCCTCTACACTTCGGGAGTCCTATCGTGCATCGGTAGTTATCCCTCTGGAGTATCTGTAGGCGTGTCCGTTTCCATAGGGAATCGTTATAGCGATATTTAGTTCTTTCTTTCACGTCTTCGATCCTTGTCCTTAAGATCGTCGTCGAGTAGGTCGATCACGGCGAAGATTATCATCGCGAAGATTAAGACGCTCCAGATAAGCCAGAAGACGCCGAAGATTCTTAGCATTAGGTCCAAGGTCCGAAGCCTTTCGCGTAGGTGAATAGAGCGAATGCGGCTTCGAGGTTAGTAACCGGATTCAATAGGTCGTCGCATTCGTTGAGAATGCCGAGAGTCTGTAGGTATCCGTCCGGATAATAGCGGGTAGGTTCGCACCACGAGCGGCCGTTTATCTGAGTTAGCCCGTAGTCGTGAGATTTATCTTTGTTTAGTGTGCGATTAACGACATAGCTCAAGCATCGGGACTCTCTATAGATGATCGCGTCGAGGGTCGGTAGTTCTTGCCGGGTGAATCCGACGCTAAGGATCGTCGTCTCATATTGAGGACACTTTAGACGGGAGCGTTTTATCTGGACGGAGTCGCGTTCTACTACGCGAGGGGGAAGCACGTTAGGGAGATGATTCGCAACTCCGTCCGTTTCTAATGGTAATACGGCCGGAGCGCTTGCGATAGCCATATCTACTAGAACGGACATTCCGAGCACGACGGCGGCGAGGGACGCCATACGATAGCGGAGCTTCCCGTATCGGTTAGACGGCGCTTTCCGGAGTCTTCGACTAGGCCGACTTCGGTTAGTTCTTGCCGGCGTTTCCCGGCGCTCGATCGAAGAATCCCTAGATGCTTCGCTAGTTCGTAATCTGTGGCTTCTCCGAGTTCTTTTATAGCTCGCCATATAAGGGTCCTCTGATTAGGGCCTCGAACGCTTGCCGTCTGTGCGGCGAGGTGAGACGTGTCCGGATCGGTGCTTCTAGCTAGTCTACTCGGCTCGAAGATTAGAGCGAGGTTCTCAGTAGACAAGATCGACCGTCTTTATATTTGTCGATTTACGTTCCAGATAGCGCTCTGGAAGATGAATCCAGTAGACGTTATCGCAATATGGGCAAGGCATCATCGGACGCGGCCTTAACTTCTGGACGACCCATCCGATTACGGTTCCGCAAGCGTCGCATTCGTAGAATTCGCGGGCGATGCTCATTTCGTCTTTAGCTTTCTAATCTCTTCAAATAGTCGTTCTATATCGCGACCGAGGACTCCGTCTATTTCTTCCCAGATCTCCGCGTCGTTTTTAAATATGGCTGTGGCAAGTTTTGTGAGATCTATACCTTCGGCGTTTAATTCTGTTTTAAGAAGTTCGACTCTTTCCTCTAGCTTTCCAATTCTTTCTTCTAATTTGATAATTGCGAAGAATAGTTCTTCTAGTTTTGAGTTCTTGAAGTCTCGATCTATTGCTCCGTCTATTTGATCGCCGAGCGACTTTTGCGCGAGTTGAAAGAGCGCGGAGAGCTGTTCTTCGATAAGTGTTAAACGTGCTTCTAGTTTTGACGGTAGCGATAGATAAGATTCTTTAGTCCATTGAGCGCGGATCGTTTCGAAGTTCTTCTCCGGGTCGAAGTCTGGTCGATCGCTCATTTCGGGGACACTTTCTTAATTATCACGAATAGAAGAAGCGTGAGAATGCTTACGAGCCAGAGCCGGAAGTGGAGCGAGTCTCTCATACTTGAGCCGTTTCTAGAATTTGAGTTCTTCGGTTAGCCCAATTCCCGCGAAGTAGATCCTTTTGGAAGTCTTCGAGCGTTTTATCGTTCGCGATAGTTTCGCCGACTTTCATTAGTTCGGGAACGGTTGCCGCGTCGGAGATCATCTTTAGAAACTTCTTTACTCCGATCTTCGTTATAGAAGCATCTTTCGGATCTTCTGCAGATTCGACTACCGGCGGCCTAATCGGTTGAGGCTTCGGAGCGGGAGCGGCGACGATCGGAGTTTCGGTCGCTCTGGCTTTAGCGCGAACGACTTCGTCGAGGCTCGCTATTTGTGAGCCGTGATAGCCGGCGAGCGCGAGAGCTCGTCCTACGGCCGACGTTTCGCATACTTCGAGCGCGGACGTTTTGTTTATCTGAGACGCTCCGATTACTTCGTGCGCGTGTCCGGTAGAGATCGGATTCGTATCGTCGGCTTTCGCGTAGATTCTCGCCTTAAATACCCAATACCCGGAGCCGCCTTCGATCAGTTCGGTCGAAACTCTCCCGGACGGATGATCCGTCCAGAAGCGTTCAAGTCTTTGAGCGACTGTCTCGTAATTTTGTAAAGCCATCACTCGACCTCTTTTAATACTTTGAAGCGGCGGAGATAAGGTAAACCGTTTTCGTTGAGCACGTCTAGATCTCTTGCTACTTCTTGAAGCGACCATTTGCCGCCGTAGTAAGGCGCGAGTTGATCTAAAACTTTTCGAGCTTCTTCTTCTGTTTTGAAAGCTCTCGCGTCTACGATGTTTCGAGATTTTGCGATGTTTCGCAAGTGAACTCGATTTAGATATTCCGGACGAGAATAAACGAGATCGTCTTTCTTCCAGACGAGACTACGATTTGCGATTACCCAATGACTAGCGGTTATTGTGGACATTTTAAGGTTCCTCTCTTTCGACATTGTCCACTATAGCGGAGAGTTCTTGCAGAGTGTGGGATACCCTGCTACTATCGTTCTCGGAAGCACGATAGGCCGTTATCTAGTCGCATAGATCGGGGCGTCAATACGCGGGAACGCGGGTAGATCGGCGCGTTTAGCGTCGAGGCGCTGTGAGAATAAAGAAAGAGGTAGTCCGAGTGAGGCATCCGGACGGGGGCTTTTTTCTTTTTTTTCTTTTTAGGCCGAAGCGTCGCGAGAGCCACAATAAGACGAAAGTTTCTCAATGACTCGGACCATCGCTTGAGGAATAACAAGAATATGATCGAGGTCGCCGTCCGGGGTTCGCGACTGATATAAAACGACGTGATTCTTTTTAGATACTTCTTCGGGGAGCATCCATCCGACCGAAACGATTAAATAATCGCCGTCGTTAAGATCGAGCGAGTCTAAAGATTTCCAGTCGAAAGTCTCTAACGAATGCGCGTCGGCCCAAGTTACCGCGACCAGTTGATCGGAAATACGGTTAGTCGAGCCAGACGACATACTCGGCCGTTACTCTCGGCTTTTCGGAATCTATAAAGTGAAGTCTTTGAGATGGTCGCGAAGTTGCCGCGACGAACGCTTTCGCGTAAGTGTTATCTGACTCCGGGGAGCCAGTTACGAAGACTCGGCCGCCGTTCGGAAGAGGGAGAGTCATAACGCTATGAAAGTGTCCACAATAGGCATCGGTAAAATTTTCGCCGAGAACGCCGGACGCCCAAGCGCTAACTTTTTTAATGATTCCGTAAGCCGGGATCGCGCCGCCGTAAGAGTTCACTTCGTCGCCGTGAAACAAGAGAGCGCGATAGGCGTCTCCGACTTTCACTAGTTGATAGAAGTTCTCTGAGGCTTGCCATCCGATATTTAGATCTTTTACTTTGTCCTCGACGATCCGATAGGCCATTCGGTCGATGTTGTCGGCGGATGGGAGATCGCCTTTTCTTCCGATTCTGCCGTGATTACCGAATTCGCACACTACGCGAAACGTCTCAAAATTTGCGGAGAGCTTGCGGATCATCGCTTCGAGAATTGTCGTTACTTCAAAGAGTTGCTCGAATAGGTGAGCTTCGACTTCGTAGCTCTGGCCGGGGAAGACGGTTAAGCCTTCGACCATATCGCCGCCGATCATAAGAACGGCCTCTCGGACCGGATGATGCGCTCTTTGAATTTCGGTTAGATGGATAACTTTGTCGGTGAATAGTTCTATTCGGCTTCGAAGAATTCCTAGATCGAAAGTCGTCGTCTTCTTGCCGGCTTGATAGTCCGTAGTGTGAATTAACGCGATCTCGCCTCGACTAGAACGACGATCTTTTTTTATTTTCGGCAGAGGTTTAGGTCGTCCAGATGCGAGCGCGGCGTCTCTGGCTCCGCGATAGATAGCTTCGACTAGATCATCGGTTCGGCGTTTAAGTTTTGCTTCGTTCTGTAAAGAGCGACGTAAAGCTTCGCGAAGTTGCTCGATCTCTGTAGCGTCGTTTAGTTCATTTTTTAGCGACACTCGCGGCCTCTCGAAGTCTCGCTCTCGTGTTTTGAACTGAGCTATTCGAAGCCTTGACTCCGCGCTTTTCTAGAACTTTAGTTATAGCCCTATTCGAATGATCGTAAGAGACAAGAATTCCGATCCACTCTTTGCGAGATTTCGCGTCTAAAGATTCTAAATAAACTTCTATCTTCGATCTTTTGTTCGATCCTTGCGATTTACTTTCCGCTCTTAACTCGTCGATTAGATTCATTGACTAGATCCCCGTCTTTGTGGCTGTTTAAGTGTTCCTCTAGTTTGCCATCTACGGAGCCGATTTTGGTAGATACTTTTTCGATCTGGAGGCCGAGTTCGCGGAGTTTGCGACGCACGATCGCGTGATCGCCGTTATTCTCGCGTCTAGCCCGCTCGATAAGAACGGCCGGGAGCCCGGCCGCTACTGTGCCGAATGCGCCAATTAAAGCGACTAGGACGACGTCGTTCATACGGTCGGCGGGACGATCCCTCTAAGGTCGTTCCATCTTTGATTTACGGCTCTCATATTGCCTAGAAGAATTGGCGATACTTCGACGTGAATCCACTTTCCGCCGGGAGCGCCGGAGATAGTCGGCTTTTCGTAGTTTTGCCATTCGCCGCGCTCGGCTTTCCATCCTCGGCCGAATGGCTTCGGCGTGTAGTCGAGAATGAGTTCGACGCCTAAGACGTCGGCGTTAGCGATAAGAAGATCTATAAGAGCTAGACATTTTTTACGGCCTTCTTTTAGTCCGGTGAAGCCAAGATCGACGGCTCGACCGGTTCCGTGAACGGACGGCGTAGTTTTGCCGCGTTGCTCTCGAACGACCCAAGATCCTAAGTTTTTTAATCCGGAGACTTCGACGGCGTTTCTAATCCAGATGTCCATCGTCGGACGAGGCCCTTTCACGTTGCCATCGAATCCCGTATATTTTGCGACCATCGTTTAGCTCGTCGAGTCGCGTCCGAAAGCCGGATCTTTAGAGTTAGCCCATCGCATAAGCGGCGGAAGAAGCGCCGCGAGTCCGGCTTTAGCTAGATCCTCTGGAGAATAGTTCCCGGTCGAAACGACGGCAAGAACGGCCGCGATCGCCGAACGAGCATAAGAGGCGAGCATCGCTTGAGATTTAGAGTTCATAATTTATTTGTTTCGGGGCCGGAGGTGCTTCGAAGTCGCTAGTTGTTTCATTCCACTTAAAACCTACTCCGGCGTAAGTGTGGCCGGGTGTATCGAAGAAAGTTTCGATCCATTTACCCGGATATCTTTCGGGATTCTCTGCCATAAATTCGGAACTTACGACGTGAACATTTATTACGATATTATTTTCGTCTACTTGTGCGAAGTATTGGGCGGACATAATTAAACCCTACTAAGTGCGGAAACGGACGTAGCAGATTCCGCTACCCCCTGCCCCGCCGCTAAAAGTGCTAGTCAAACCTGCACCGCCGCCGCCGCTTCCAGTATTTGCGCCGGCCGCCGTTCCTGCTGCATTCGATCCGCCGGCGCCTCCGACACTTGATCCGCCGGCTCCGCCGACTGTCCCGCCGCCACCGCCTCCGCCGCCTTTATATAGCGGACTACCGGCGCCGATAAAAGTTGAAACGTCATAACCTGCACCGCCGGCTCCGCCTGTAGAAGTTACGCCGTTCCCGCCGACTGCCGTTACGCCGCCTCCGCCTCCGCCGCCATTATTGGCGCCGGCGGGCCCTGTGCCGCCACCGAAACCGGTTATCGTTGGCATAAAAGAATTTCCTCCGGCTGTTATGACATTACCGCCACCACCGCCGCAACCTCCGGAACGCTCGGCGACACTTGTTCCCGCTCCGCCGGCGTTGTTATATCCGGGGCCACCGAATAGAACTGCCATAGATCGAGCAGTAGTGCCTAATGAAGTTATAAAACCTGCTGTGCCAGTTGTTGTGGTTGCGCTACCGCCTGCGCCAATATCGACGGCGAAAGTCGTCGCGTCTAAGTAGACAGTTTGTTGAACATAGCCGCCAGCACCACCGCCACCAGCGCCGACATTTGACTGACTAAAACCACCTGCGCCGCCGCCGCCGAACATCAAAACATCAAATAGACCTGCTTTAGAAACTACGAGATTCGCGTCGCTCGTGAAAGTAAGCAGAGTGTATGAAACTCCGCCGACACTAATCGACGAGCTCGATCCTCCGGACGCTATCCCGTAACTAGATCCAGATGGGCTAAAAAAATTAAAGACCGACGCCGAAAGAGCGACGAGCGTTCCGCCTCCATATTGCGCCACCGCTAGAGAGCTTGCCGTGTTTATTGTTACGCCTGCTCCCGCCGTTACTGTCATCGTTCCCGCGCCTTTGTTCATTACTTGAATAACGTCGCCGGCTGTAAATATCGAATTATTAACCGTAAGAGTTGTCGCCGTCGCTTTATTCATAACGATCCGCTTGTAGGCGTCGGCGACTTCGAGAGTGTAAGAATCCGTCTGATCGTTTAAAGGTAAATTTTGAATTGCGTTAAGATCCGAAGCGAGGAGCACTTCGCCCGAAACAAAAGGATAGGGAGTAGTCGGCATATTTAGATCATATCCTACGCGCCTAGCACGTTGTCGCCATCGAGACGGCCGAACGTGGCATCGTTCAAAATTAGCTCGTAGACAAGCGAAGTCGGCGAAGTGTAGATCCGCATTTTATGACCGTTCCGGGGATCTATTGAATGCTCTAATCCTTCGATCGCGAGTTCTTCGGTAATGCTCGCCGGACTCCCAGAGGTAAAGCTCTTAGTAATCTGGATCGTGTCGCCTATTTCGAGGATCGCGACGGCGTTTCGTTCGGCTGTAGTTAGCGCCGAGAAACTAACTTGAACGTCAGAGAAGCGCGGCTCCGGGGTTGGTGCTAGAAGATATTCGGCGAGCGCGAGAGCTTGAGCGTCGGTTGAGAGAAGCGATCCCGTTTTAGATACGGCTTGAGTTTGATAAAGAGTTATTGAGGTCGCGTCCGAGTCTGTTTGAGCTGTTCCGCCGACGCGCTCGACTGTAGCCCGGTTGATAACTTGATCGGTTGAGTAGTCGATCGAGAGCCCAGAGTAAGCCGTTTCCGTTCCGTCGTCTTTGAAGATTACGCTCGGCCCGCTAAGAGTGTTTCCGATCCGAGCATCGAAAGTTAGATCTCCGTCGCGTGAAACGTAGACGCGACCCGCTTCCGCGTCGTCAGAGATCGAGCGTAGATATTGAGCGACGGACGTTCCTTCGGATATCGGGTAAGCGCCGAGAGTCGTCGTTCCCGTCTGGATGTCGCGAGTCCCGGCCGGGTAGCTAACTTCTGGACGGTCGAGAATTGTCGTAACTCGCGCCGATGATAGTTCCGCCGATGGTGTAAACGCCGAAAGAAACGTATTCGACAATAGAAAGAGATCGTCCGCGCACGTTATCGTAACGGTCGGAACTTTTTTAGTGAACGCCGTCCCGTAGTCGTAAGCGAAGTCCACGACTCGACCTTTGAATAAGTATTCTCCGTTTCGCGAGAGCCGTATTTGACGGAGCGGCGAAAGGCCGGGAGTGTCGTCCGTTTCGTCATAGTAGACGGACGCCTCGTTATACGGATCGAAAGAGCGACTCGGATCTATTGCTTGAATAACCATCGTTCCCGGCGAGATCGAATCTAGGACGTTCTTCTTCCCTCTGAACGCTCGGATCGCTGTAACTTGTGTTGTGATCTCGGAGAACTGATCGACGCCGTCTAGAACGTAGTCAATATTATCTAGGACGCCTTGCTGTAAGTCGTCGAGCGTGAAGCCGTCGCCGAAGCCGGTATCCATTTCTAGGACATAGTCGCCGCCGGTTATTATCGTCGCCATATTACGCGGCTATCTGGACGTCTACCGGCCCGCTAATAAGGTTATATCGCTGTAAAGATTCGACTATCAGATTCGGAAGATTCGCGTCGGCTGTAACGGTGTTTACGGTGATATTTACCGGCGCGGCCTGAGATGCGCGAGCCGATTCCATCGCGGCGATCCGTTCCGCCATTCCGAAAGTCGTTAAAGCGCTCGTCTCTGGAGTGCTAAAAATTGTCTGATCCGGGATTCCAATTCCTACACTCCCTCCGCCGCCTCCGCCGCCTCCGCTAGATCCGCCGCCGCCTCCGGGAAGCGTTACGTCCGGGACGGTAAAGCCGGGAGTAGAGATAGTGCCGGGAGTGTCGATCCGGTCGGCTCTGCCGGGAGCATCGAAGCCGGTCCCAGATGGTGAGCTCGGAGCGCTAATAGACGGAAGACTGATCGAGACGTTTCCGATTACGTCGATCTCGACTCCGGGTAATAAATTGAGTGCTTTAATAGCGAAGTTTACGCCGCTAATAATTCCGTTTACCATCGCCTCGATTACGTTGAGGACCGTTTCGGCGATGTTAATAACGAATTTTCCTAGCGAAACGAAAGCATCTAAGAGATTAAAGACGACGTCGATCACGGGACCGATCGCTTTCGCGACAATATCGAACGCGACCGCTAAAACTTTGCCGAGGACCGGCGCGATACGGTCGCGAATGAAGCCGTAGAACTGCAACAAGAGCTCGCCGTATTTGCGGAACGAATCTCGATTCTCGTTAATTTTTTCCACGATAATATCGAAGATTTTTCTTAGGCCGTCGAAGATCGGGATCGCTACCGACATAACTATAGGCACGAGATAATTAACAATTAGATCGGCGAAGAATCTAAACGCCGGGACGAGATTATCGTTAAAGAACTTCGTTAAAGTTTTTACTACCGGGATCAGATATCTATCGAAAGCCGGGACTAGTTGGTCGTTTATGAAGTCCGTAACGTGCGAGATCGCGTCCGCTAAGAACGGTCCGATCTTGTCGGCGAGATCGGTAATTATTGGGACGAGTTTCGTTAAGAAGAAGTCTCCCAGATTCGAGAAGATCGGCAGAAGATAAGAGCCGACTTGCTCGACGAGTTCGCCTCCGACAATTTTTAGACGGCTCATCTTTCCCTCGAAAGTGTCCGCCGCTACTGCCGCCGCTCCGCCGAACGTCGCCGAGAGCGCTAGGACGGCTCCGTCGAAGTCTTTAGTTTTGACTAGATTCTCGTCGAGAGGGATTCCGAGTTTCTGTAGGCCGGCGACGTTTCCGCCGTAAGCCTTCGATAATGCGATCGAAACACTTTCGAGATCTTTCCCGGTCGCCGCGCTTATGTCGGTGGCAAGTGTGAGAAGTTCTTGAGAGCGTGTAACGTCTCCGGTTGCTCGCGCGAGGTTCGCGAAAGCCGGACGAAGTTGGTCGTCCGCGACTCCGATTTGGACGCTCATCTTGCCTATTTGGTCGTCTATAGCTTTGATCTGCTCGTTCGTCGCGTCTGTGTTCGCTTTAAGAGCTTGATTCAATAGTTCGAAACTCTTTTGATCTTCTGCGGCCGCTTTTACTGCTAGGCCGATGCCGGTAGCGATAGCGCCGACTCCGACGGCTGTTACGGCGGCGATCTTCTTAAACGATCCGCCGAGTCGATCGAGTGAGCCTTCGGCGTCCGAAACGGCTTTCTTTAAGGGTCCGGCGTTGCCGACGATGGAGACTGTAATCGGTTTAGCCATATAACTATCCTAGATCGTATTTAGTGATTAGAGAGTCCACGAGCGAGGCGTAGCGTTGAGCGACTTCGTTCCGGCGTGAGTCGATCGCGTCATAGAAGAACGGATTAGGTTTAATCGCTCGCGATGGCCATCCGAAGTGAATCGGGCCGGCATACGGGACGCCTACGCTTCCGGCTCTGACTTTTGCCGCTTTCTTAGTTGAGGCGTTTCGAATGTTCGCGGCGAGAGCGCCGGTTAAAACGGGGACATACTTTTTAGATTCGCCGATAATGATCTCGGCGACTCTTTTATTTGTTTCTAAAAATTCTTCTTTATTTAGATCGAGCGCGTCCGTTGAGAGCTTGCGGAGATCTCTTTGAACTTTTGAAAGTCCTTCGATTTTGACGGCGTCCATAGGGTCGGCACGAAAGCCGAAAGTTCCAGAAGCCATAGTCTTATCTCGCTCTCGATCTCGCTTGCGCGTCTCTTTGTTTCTTTCTTCTTACGAGCCCATCGTAGATTAGATCTAGGACCTCTGGCGAGGTTTCTATTAGCTCATTCGGAGCGATACCCGTTTCGATAGCGAGCTCGGCGATGTATTCGCTAAACGAGCCTCGCGTCAGACTTTTGGGTCGTTGCCTATTTCCACGTCCGCGACGTTTTTAGACCATTCTTCGAACGGCTTTACGATGTTCCCGTTATCTTTGTCGGCGAGCCAAGCGAGATAGTAGAGGTGTTCCATTCGGACGTCTTGCCCATTGAATGCGGCAGAGATGCCACACTTCGCCCATCTTTCGAAAGCGATAATCGCCGGCGGGTAGACGGGTAGTTCTACTGTGTTTCCATCGCGCCGCTCGACGGTGAGGCGTATCTTTAGCACGTTTTAGATTACGCTACGGCCTGCACTATTGCGCCGCCGGAGTAGGTGCACGTAATTTCTACGAGCTCCCCGACGTTTACCACGAGCGGAGCCGAAGCCAGATAGCCGCCGGTGTGGGTGTATCGAGGCGAGCTCGCTCCCGGAGCGGCCGCAAGAGGTTCATAGACGATAACGGAAGTAGTTCCGACGTCGCCGAATGCGAATTGTATCGCTTCGGCTGTAGCGAAGTTTCCTAAGAGAGTGAAAGTAGTTTCCGAGTTCTCCAAGCCGGCCACGTTCTCGACATAGGTAGAAGCGAGCGTCGTAGCATCAAGAGCCGGGAGAGTCTTCGTCATTGTGATAGAGCGAAGTTGATCGTTAAAGTCGGTTCCGCCGACCGTAAAGACGGTAGCTTTTCCGAGTTGAGTTACTGTTGCCATAGTTCTATCTTACTCCGTTTCTTCTGTAATAGTTTTAGCATACTTGCGAGATGGTTTAGTGTTTTTAGCTTCTTGAGCGATCGCGCCGATCGCCAAGCTTTTAAGAGGTTCTACGCCGACGGCGATTAGATCGTCATCCGTTACTATCTGGCCCGGTGTGAACGCTTTAAGACGCGATGAGATGACGACGTAGTTAGCCATTAGCCCCAGAGCTCCATCGTGTATCGGTAGGCGAGCATTTCCACGCCGCTAACACTAACGGAGATCGGGGTCGCTGTAACGACTCTCGAATTTGAGACTGTCGCGACGCCGTTTTTAGGTAAGGTCGGCGCGGCGTCTAGTTTCGCTTTAATTGAAGTCGCGCCGGTCGCCGTCAAGAAGCTATCTAAGTAGTCTTGCGCCGAGCGTTCGGACATTCTGCCGGTAATGAGGATTAGGTCGATAGAGCCTCTATCTAGGCTATTTGCGAGCGTATATTCCCAAGTAATAGAGATCTGACCGATCACGAGCGCCGGCGGAACTAGCCCGTCCGGGATCGTGTCGTAAACTCGTAGCCCGGTGATATTGACGGCCGTTTTTACGCCGTCTCGAACGTCGGACGGGATCACGCCAAGACTTCGCGGCGATAAGGTCGGACCATCGCTTGAACGTCGCGACCTAGAGGCGACATTCTGATAGCGCCGAGTTCCGATAAGCCGAGAACGCCGCCGACACTCGAAGCACGTTTCACGAGATCAGTCGAAAGAATGAGACAAGCTTCTTCGATGTCGTCTGGAGGTGTGCCGTTATACCATCCGAATTTAGCGGTTACTTGAATTCCGGGACGAAGATTCACGGGAGACGGGAATAACGTCGTTCCGACCATCGTTACGATCGTAAACGGTCGCTCTAATTGTGGAGCGTTCACGGGGTCGAGAATGTAGTCGGTGTTTAGAGTGAGAGTCGTTTCGAATGTGCCGTCTCCGCCGGTGTCAGTTTTTACGATGAGGCCACTAGTCGAAGATATGTCGTCCACGAATAGACGATAGAAGTCGGTCGCTCGATATTGTCTTGCGGTCGCGTTCGCGTCTGCCCAGAATCGGCGATTAGTCATCCGGTCAATAGATCTTGAAGCGGACTCGATCGCTTTTTCTATATTGACGGTTTCGTCTGACGTGATCGTGCTCATCCCGGTATAAGACTGAAAGGTCGCGACGGTTGTATAGCCATTAGTTATAGCCATCGTCTAGACCTCTTTCTTTTTTTTGGCGACGTTCCTTTTCGTTTTAGATACTAGTTCGCGATCTTCTCGTTCGATGGGTGCTTGCTCGGCTCGCGGTGTTTTATGTCCCGTCGAAAGGAGTCCGTCGAGCCGAGCGAGCTCTTTATCTACTTCCGCGACTCTGGCCGTTTTACCTTTTGCAAGATATCCGGCGCGTTCGGCGATTAGTGCTTCGCGATAATTATCAAGGTTGAAGCCCATAGTAGAAGTCTGAGGTTCTTCCGGCGACTAGACAAGGAGTTCGCTAGTCGCCGGAAGAAAGGATCAGAATGTCGGAGCGACGAGGCCCGTTCCGCCGATGTAAGCGCCGGCAAGCGGTCGCCTTTGAGCGGTGAAAGCCGAGAAGCCGAATAGAACGATTCGAATCGCGACTTTGCCGTCTGGCTGTTCGAATCGAACGTATGTCGGCATCTGTGGAGCTTCCCAGAGGTGCATCTCATCCGACGAGACGACGTAGATCAAGTCTTCATTAGCGCCGGCGCCGTTATTGGTGATTACGTTCGCGTCCGTGATGATCGGTAAGCCGAGCATCGAGTATTGGCCCGACATACCGTAGCCGAGGCCGCTAAACGTGCCGATCGCGTTCATCGGACCGTTGGCGTTAGGAACTACGAGCGGTCGGTTCTGACTGTCTACGGCCGCCAAGAGGAAGCCCAAGCGTCGAGGGTGCATAATGATATAGTTCGGGCCGCTAAAGACGTTCGACTGAACTCTCTGGATCGCATCTACGATCTTTGGATAGAGCTCGCCGACTGTCGGAGAGGCTTCTGTGAAAGTAACTACTTGAGTTAGTGCTGTCGTGAGTCCGGTCGGTTGGCCACTTGAGCCGGATCCGTTAAGGATGCCGTCGTCGAGTTTTGTGTTATAGGCCGAGATGAGGTCCGCGAGGACTACTTCTTCGATATTTGCGCCGCGTAGGATCGCTTGCTTTGAGACGTCCTGCATACCGGCGATGGTGTTCACGTTCACAGTTAAGAGAGTGTCGTCGATGTTTGTCTCTGTAGCTGTGTCGTTCTCCGAAGCCTGATATCCGACGGCGGTTCCCGTTGTTACCTTCGAGATGTTTACCGTCATACCTTGAGCCGGGAGAGTGTGCTTTCGGCAGATGTCCGCAACCGGACGACCGGCGCGAGCGAGTGGAGCGTAAAGGTCGATCAAGTATTGCGGGACTACGAGGCCGGCGAAGTTAGCCGTTCCGACGTCGCGCTTTTCGAGTCTGACTTCACGGTTATAGCGAGCGATTCGTTCCGTCGCGTCTGTGTCGCGTGAGAACTCGGACGAGATGGCGTCGGCCAAGAACGAGAATGATCCGCGAGCGTGATAGGTCGGCTCTTCCGAAGTTACTTTCCATCCGCCTACTTGACGGGTTTCCGGTGTTGAAACTTCTACCTTTTTAGCGAGTTCGATAGCGGCAAGTTTGCGCGTTTCGATCTCTGAGACTTGTTGAATTCGTGCGTCGAGCTTCTCAATTTCGAGAGCCAGAGCGGAGACGTTAGCGACTTCGATCTCGTTAAGATCGCGATCTTCTTCGGCGGCGCGGTTCAATGTCGCGTCGATAAGTTCGTTCTTTGAGTTTCGCTTCTCTTGTAGTTGTGTAAGAAAGTTCACGGTTTTAATCCTTTAGATTTGTCGATGATGTTTTATCGAGGTGTCTTAAAGATCTGGCCGGGTGTCGATCTTGTCGAGGTGCGGCGATAATTCTTTAGAGGTGTCGTCTCTACGAGTGTAGTCCGGCGGTGTTCGAATTTGCAAGCATCCGATCCGTCTCTTGCGAGATGATCTTATTAGCCCAGACTTTACCCGGATCGCCTCCCCAGAGAGCCCAAGCGATACGGCCCGCCGACGGGTAGCCGTTCTCATTTGGTGAGAATCCTTCGCCTTCTTTGTCTACTTCGTGTCGAGCGAAGAACGATCGCATTCTTAAAATGGTGTCGTATGAAAGAGCGCCGTTTATTATGTCGCGAGCGCGAGCGACGCCGATCTCAGTTCCGCCGCGACCGTAGAGACGACGCCATTCAAGGCCGCGTCTAGCTTCGGCTTTCATTTCTTGAGTCGGTTTATAGGATTCGGCGCGTTCAATTTCCGGAGAGCCGTCCCAAGCGTTGCAATAGTAAGACGCTAAAACTTGAGCGTCCCATTTACTGCAATAGCCGCCGGCATAGTAGACACAATTTCGACAAGCTCTACCTTCTGGCACGTCGTCGGATGATGACGGCCGATAATTATTCGGGAGCGCTCGATAGTTTTCGCTTGCTTCTATTGCGGCGATTTGTGCTTTTGCTTCGCGTCGGCTTTTGTGGCAATAGACGAGGCTTCCGTCTGATTCTTTGACGACGGCATAGCCGGACGCGCATTCCGGATTATTTGTTTCTATGCGATACGGCATAGATCTAGTCCCCGATTCAGACTCGAACGTCTTCCGTAGCAGAGGCGACGATTCCATAGAGTCGCTCGTTTATCGGTAAGAAGATCTCTAGCGGCGTCGTGTGCTTCTCAGTATTAAGTCCGTTAGAACTTGAAACGTCAGAGCCGCCGAGATAGACAATCGCGTTTCCGACGACGTGAAGATAGACATAGCGATTAGTTTCGTCTTTTTCGACTAGCAGAGTCGGCGACGTCGTTACCGTAACGGCCGACGATTTCATTTTCTGATCTTCGCTAAGACGTTCTCTAATTGTGCGAGGTTAGGTTTCTCGATGATTTCTCGGACGGCTTGAACGGATGCCGCTTCGCCGTAAGCGCCGAAAGTAACGAGCGAAACTTCGGCGAGATGAGCTTTAAGTCTTTCGACTACGCCGCTTGAAGTTTTGCGATCTTTCAATGGTTGAAAGCCGATCGAGAGATTAGTTAGAACGCCGTCCCGGACGAGCTCCAGAGCTTGATCGCCGACGTCCGTTTTCGAGATACGGAATTCGCCGTATAAGCCTTTTTTATCTTCGCGAAGTGTTGTCGCTTTTCCGAGCGGGAGAACTTGTTGATCGTGGCCTTGTAAAAGTTTTACGCGATGAGCGGCACGAGTTACGGCTTCGAATGCTCCCATACGGAAGACTTCGATTAGTCCCGGATGGATTCGTGCTTCGGTGTCGTAAGGGACACAGATTCCGCAAATAGTCCGACCGTCGCCTTCGGCGCGGACCTCTAGATCGCTTTCATATTTTCTAGTTTCTAAAGCCATAGCCCTATCCTATTCGTCTAGCGGTTCTTCTTCTTGTAATTCGATTTTTACTCCCTCGGCTTCTTCTACTTCTTCGATTTCTTCCGTAGTTGTCTCTGGCTCTCCGATCGGTGGACGATTCTCGAAGTCGGCTCTTACTTCATCGACTGTTAAGAAGCCAGATTCAAGCGCGATCTTATGAGCCTGATAGCGGGTAAGAGTGTCGGATCGAAGTAGTGCGTCGGTGTTAAATTTCGCATACTGTCCGCGAGGAAGTAGATCCGTGAACGCCATTTCGATACGGGTAAGAAGCGGCGTAATCCCTCTTAGGAATTGGAGTTGCTCCTGCTCGACGTTTGAATAGGTTCGCGACGAGTTCGGCGCTCCGAGATAGTAGCCGGGGAGTCCGAGCATATTTGCTATTTCGGTGAGACTGAATTCTCGCGATTCGACTAACTGAGAGTCTTTAGCGTTGTCGCTTAATTGTTGGAATTTCGTAGTCGAGTTAAGAACGGCCGGCTCGCGTGAAGTTCCGCCGTAATGTCGCATCCATACGGCTTTAAGCATATCGGCCTCGTCCTGAGTAAGGTCCGCGTTATCTGAGTAGAGAATTCCGGTCGGTTGAGCTCCGCCGTCGAAGTATTTCGCGGCGTAAGCCTGCATCGCAAGAGCGGATCCGATTCCTTGACGTTGAGCGGCGACGACTCCGAGGCCGACGATCTGGCCGGGAAGCGTGAAGTTTTTGATGTGCATTATGCGATCGGCTTCGTAAATTTCGTCCGCGATCTTGTAAGTTAAACGTCCGGCGACTCGCTCGATGTGAACTCGCGTCGGTGATACAGGATAAATAGATTCCGGGTAGCCGTTCGCGCCGATGTCGCCGAGAATGGCGATGTAATTTCCGTGAATAACAAGAGACGCCGCCATAGCGGAGATCGTTTCGATTCTTGTCTCATTCGGGTAAGGCCTCTCCAAGAGAGCCGGGATCGGTTCGAGTCTTACGTCGCCTCTATAGGCGTGAATCGGTAAAGCGCCGATCGTGTCAGATATTAAAGTAATGCCACGCCATAAGCCGGGAATCGAGAGAGTCGTTCCCTCGTCTACGAAAGTTCCCGCGTAGACGGTGTCATAGTAACGAGAGACGCGACCTAGCGAATCGACATAAGCATTCGGTTGAGGCATCGGGAGAATCCCTTGACGCTTTTTTAGACGGAGTCGGTCGAAGATAGCCATCGCACTAAAGACTATATCTTAGACGGTAGGCGTAACGGGATTAGAAGATCAGAGAACGCGGCTTAGTCTCGATTTTACGGTGGACCGAGTGATGCCATCCAAGAGTCGCCGCATATAGCGGAGTTAGATCGGCGTCGGTGTTCATTCTGGCCCAGAGCCAAGACTGACCTAGCGGACGTTTCTTAGCGTTGAGGATGGCGTCGTCTAGAACGCTCGAAGTTTTGACTTTGACGCTTCGATCGAGGATCGCGTCATAAAATAAATTACAGGCCGAGACGACGTCTTGCGTCCGATATTTGACGACGTTCACTTGCAAATTTTGCAGAGGTTCTACTAGAGCTCCCGCCGGCGAATAGCCGTCTACGACGATCGGCGCTTTCCATCTTCGCGAGAGCTCTAGGCATCGTTGAGATATCCAAGCTACGCCGGGTCGCGAGTCGATTACTTCGATTCGGCCTTGCTCATCGGCGACGACAATAGACGCGCAAGAACGATCTAGCGAAACGTCGAGCCCGAACGAGAGCCGTCCCGCCGGAGCTACTTTCGCCGAATTGCACGAATACCAAACTTTTTCGGGAATCAGTCGATCGTCTTGATTCGTCCAAGTATTTAGATAGCTTCGCCGGAAGTCCGTTAAAGTCATCGTCGCGAGCGCGTGATCTATTGTCGAAGCGTCGATCGTCTGGCCGAGTGCCGGCATACACTTAGCCCAAGTCTCCGGATCGAACGGATCATCGTCTGGATCGGCGGACCATTCGAAGTAGGCGACTCCGTTTATTAGCCCGTCTTTTATAGCTTGCCGTCCGGCGTCTACCTTGCGGCGAAGAAACATAGACTCCGAAGTTCCGGCCGTTGAGACGATGAGGATCTGACCGTCTCTTTTAGTTGCCATCGCCGGCAAGAGCGCCGCTTCCCGAATCCCTTCGTAGTCGGCGAACGCTTCGTCAATTACGGCAAGCGAGAGAGTCTTACCGTGTCCGGCTGTAGGTGTAGACGGGAGAACTTGAATTCTCGATCCGTTCCGAAAGATAATAGATTCGTTTCCGTTAGCGGTGTAGATACGTCTAATGGACGGCGCGAGCGTCGAGTTCTGTAAAGCGGGAACTTGATCGTCCATTAACTTACGTCGAGCATCGAATCCCGTTTGAGCTGTATAAGCGATGGCTTGCGGACTACCCCAAGCTAAAGCCCGGTGCAATTCCCAAGCTAGAACTAGAGCCGTCTTGCCAGACTGACGAGGGACCGTAACTACGATCTCTCGATAAGCCGGCGTGATCCCGTCGTCTAAGACTTCGAGGCCGACGTCGGCGACTAGCCTTTGCCATTCCATAAGCGGAGTCCCTAAACGTGCGGCGATCGCCGCTAATTCGGGTCCGCGAGTTTTACGACTCGGATTCCTTGCCGTCGCGTAACGCGGCATCGCGCCAAATTGAAGCGATGACTTCGTTAAAGTCTTCGACGTCATTAGCGCCGACCTGCCGAAGAATATCCTCGGCCTCTCGATATTGTCTCCAGAGATTCGCGTTTTCTGGATGCTCGTCTACGGCGCGAGCTAAAAGTCGGCAAATTTCGACGCGAGCCGAATCGACTTTCTCTAAACGGCCAAGACTGAACAAGGCTTCGATTAAAACTTCGATCGCGGCAACATTCGAGCCATAAGAGATAGTCCCGGATTTCTTCGGAATATCCATAGTTTTCTTTTTTTTGACGGGATTCTTCCGAATCTTTCCAGATTTGCCCGAATTCTTGACGGCCATAAAAACCCCAAAATATGCGACTAGAGAGAGAACTGC